ACAGGTTTTGGCAGGAAGGTTAGAAACCTTTTTCAAGATGAAGCATTTAATAATATTTTTCCTGATGTCACTTTGCGTTCTGACTCAAAAGCAGCAGGACGTTGGAATACCAATAAGGGGGGAGACTATTTCTCCATTGGTGTAGGCGGTGCAGTAACAGGTAAAGGTGCAGATCTTTTAATTATTGATGATCCGCATTCGGAACAGGAAGCACAGCAAGGTGCGTATAATGCTGACGTGTTTGATCGTGTCTATGAATGGTACACGTCAGGACCACGACAACGATTACAGCCCGGAGGATCTATCGTTATCGTGATGACGCGATGGCATCAACGAGATCTCACGGGTCAGATTTTAAAATCCTCGATAGAGAGGCATGGTGCAGACGAGTGGAAGATCATTGAGTTTCCAGCCATCATGCCATCTGGAAAAGCTCTTTGGCCTGAGTTCTGGTCAATAGAAGAACTTGAAACCCTTAGAAACGAACTACCAGTATCTAAGTGGTCTGCTCAGTATCAGCAAGATCCTACGAGCGAAGAAGGAGCCATCATCAAAAGAGAATGGTGGCGGCGATGGGACGGAGAAACACCTCCTCCATGTGAGTTCGTTATCCAGTCTTGGGATACTGCTTTTTTGAAAACACAACGTAGTGACTTCTCAGCCTGTACGACATGGGGCGTTTTCTTCAATGAAGAAGAGAATGCTTTCAATCTCATATTGCTAAATGCTTTTCAGGATCGGATGGAGTTTCCTGAACTAAAGGAAAAAGCGCATAAACATTATCACGAATGGGAGCCTGATGCCTTTATCGTTGAAGGTAAGGCTACAGGTATGCCGCTCATTTTTGAATTGCGTCAAATGGGAATACCCGTTACAGATTTCACTCCCAGTCGGGGCAACGACAAAATAGCACGGGTCAATGCCGTGGCAGATCTTTTTGCTTCAGGTGTTGTGTATGCTCCACAAACAAGATGGGCAGAAGAAGTGATAGAACAGTTTGCATCTTTTCCTTCTGGATCGCATGATGATCTTGTAGACTCGTCAACACAGGCTTTATTAAGATTTAGACAAGGTGGTTTTATTAGGGCAGTTAGTGACGAACCTGACGAAGAATATTATAGAGATACTGTCGAATATTATTGATAGAGAGGATATCTATCTATGGCTATTGAAAGACCTCTGGAAGCAGGACCATTTAGTTCAGAAATAGATCCTGAAATATTAGAACAAGAAGTAGATGTAGAGGTTGAAGATAATCAGCCTGATCTGTCAATCGGTATTGTTAATCCTGATGCTGTTTCTATTGAGACTGAAGATGGGGGCGTAATCATAGATTTTGATCCTCAAGTTAGCGGCATGGAAACAGATGATCATACAGCTAACTTGGCTGAGATGATGAGTGAGAACCAGTTACAGGAAGTAGCTACTGAACTGGTTGGATACTTTGAGTCAGATAGTATGTCTCGTAAAGATTGGGAAATGACATACATCAAAGGATTAGATCTCCTTGGTTTAAAGATAGAAGATCGCACCCAACCTTTCCCCGGTGCGTGTGGTGTTTTCCATCCTGTCCTGACAGAAAGTATTATTCGTTATCAGGCACATTCGATGATGGAAACTTTCCCTGCAAGCGGTCCCGTCAAAACTCAAATTATCGGAGAGCTTGATCAGGATAAAGAACAGCAAGCCATGCGTGTGCAATCTGAAATGAATTATCAGATTACAGAAGTCATGTCTGATTATCGTAGTGAGCATGAGCAGTTATTATTCTCTTTGCCGATAGCGGGGTCAGCATTTAAGAAAATTTATTATGATGTTGATATGGGTCGGGCGTGTGCTGTGTTCGTACCTGCTGAAGATCTGGTTGTTGCTTATGGTGCTACGGATCTCAGGACGTGTGAGCGTTTTACCCATGTCATGAAGAAACCATCTAATGAAGTTCGTAAACTTCAGATTGCTGGTTTTTACCGTGATGTTGAACTGGGAGATCCTGCTCCTGATTATTCTAAGATAGAAAATGCTTACAATCGAATACAAGGTGAAGATCCATCCGTTGAATATGATGACCGTTACACTCTCCTTGAGATCCATGTAGATCTTGATCTTGAAGGTTTTGAGGATATGAAGGATGGAGAGCCTACAGGCATTGCTCTTCCTTACATCGTCACCATAGATAAACAAAGCCGAACCGTTCTGTCTGTGCGCCGTAACTGGATGGAAGACGATCCCAAAAAAATGAGGCGTATGCATTTTGCCCACTACAAATATATGCCGGGTCTAGGTTTTTATGGACTAGGTCTAACGCACATGATTGGTGGCATGGCAAAATCAGCCACATCAATATTGAGACAGTTGGTTGATGCAGGAACATTGAGCAATCTTCCTGCTGGTCTGAAAACCCGTGGATTAAGAATAAAAGGTGATGACTCTCCGATAGCACCCGGAGAGTTTCGAGACGTTGACGTACCGGGTGGTAGCATCAGAGATAACATTAGTTTCATGCCATACAAAGAGCCGTCAGGAACGCTCTATCAGTTACTTGGTAATATTGTGGATGAAGCCAGACGTTATGCTGCTGTACCTGATATGAATATCGCAGATATGTCTAATCAGGCTCCGGTCGGTTCCACGTTAGCGATATTAGAAAGATCTTTGAAAGTGATGTCGGCAGCGCAAGCAAGACTTCACGCATCACTAAGAACAGAGTTTAAAATACTGGTAGGTGTTATTAGAGATTACCTGCCTGAAGATTATGACTACATGGTTGATAAAAGTCATAGTCGTAAAAAAGACTTTGATGATCGGATTGATGTTATTCCTGTCTCTGATCCTAACGCAACAACAATGGCGCAAAGAATTATGCAGGGTCAGGCTGCTTTACAACTCGCACAGCAAGCACCCCAACTTTACGATCTTCCAGCGTTGCATAGGCAGATGCTTGAAACTATGGGCATCCAAGATGTTGATAAGATTATTCCAACCTCAGATGAGGTTAAACCTGATGATCCTGTCACAGAAAATATGAATATTATTAATCTTAAACCTGTGAAGGCTTTTGATTATCAGGACCATGAAGCGCATATCAGAGTTCATTTAGCGGCGCAACAAGATCCAAAAATACAAGAACTTGTAGGCCAGTCACCGAATGCCACTGTAATACAAGCTGCTTTGGAAACTCACGTTAGAGAACATCTTGCTTTCCAGTATCGTCAAGAAATCGAAAAGCAACTCGGTGCAGAACTCCCCCCTGTTGGCGAACCGCTGCCTAGAGATGTTGAGAAGAAACTGTCGTCTCTCGTAGCCTCTGCTGCTGAGAAACTAACGCAGAAAGATATTGCCGAACAGCAACAGAAAGAAATACAAGAGAAGATGCAAGATCCTGTTGTTCAGATGCAGCAAGAAGAACTACGCATCAAGGCGGCAGATGTTGAGCGTAAAGCTAAAGCAGATCAGATGCGTGTTGAAGCCGATCTCCAGAAATCACAAACGACGGCTGAAACTGAACGAAGGCGTATTGCTTCTCAGGAAAAACAAACAGGCGCACAGATTGGCGCAAAGATTGCCACTGAAAGTTTGAGAGGTGCGATTGAAGAAAAAGATATCTCATCTAAAGAAAAACTTGAGGGAGCAAAGATAGGTGTAAAAATAGCTGAAGATCTTCTTGACAAGTCATCTCAGAAAGACTCTGATGCAACTTAATGGGAACTGAGTGTGTCTCTGCTGGGACTCCAAGGTGATCATGTGGATAGAAAGGGGCTGTAACTATGCCAGCAAAGAAGAAAGCGAAAAGCAGAGTAAACGAAGCTGGAAACTATACAAAACCTACGATGAGAAAACGCCTTTTTAATAAAATAAAAGCGGGAACAAAAGGCGGGAAGCGAGGACAATGGAGTGCGAGAAAAGCTCAGTTGCTGGCTTCTGAATATAAAAAAGCTGGAGGAGGTTATAAATAATGGCAAGAAAACCTATAGCTAAAAAATCAGTAGAAGCTCCTAAAGGATTTCATTGGATGAAGTCTGGCAGTGGATTCAAGTTAATGAAAGATCCAACTGGTGGGTACAAGCCACATAAAGGTGCTAGTAAAAAAGCATCCTTTGAAATACAGACAATACACAAGGGTAGCTAATGGCCCTTAAAAAGTCACAAAAGTCCCTAAAAGACTGGACCAAACAAAAATGGCGAACCAAAAGTGGTAAGCCCTCCTCTAAAACTGGGGAAAGATATTTACCAGAAAAAGCCATCAAGTCTTTATCGGCTGCTGAATATGCAGCAACTACAAGAGCTAAACGCAAAGGAACCAAAGCGGGTAAACAGTTTGTTAAGCAACCAAAACGTATTGCAAAGAAAACGGCTAAGTTCCGCAAATGATCGAGCAGCACGTCTTATCCCGATTACAAAAATTTATTCGTGAAGCTATGAATGAAGGTGCTGACCATATTTCTATGGGCGGTGCTAAAAACTTTGATGAATATCAACGTATGGTTGGACGCATCGAAGGTATGGCTTTAGTGGAAAGAGAGCTTATTGATTTAGAACAAAAACTTATTGGTGAGGAAGAATAGGAAACGCTGTGCCTATGACAAGTCAGCGCGAAACGATTGTGTAACTATACAATCGCAAGGAGAATAAAATGCCTGTGTTAAAAGAAGTGCCTAAAGAAGATGCTGAAGTAAAAACAGCGTCTCAACTCCCTAAACCTGTTGGTTATAAAATATTAATTGCTCTACCTGAGATTGAAGAAAAAACGGAAGGTGGTGTGATTAAACCTGATTATATTAGAGATGTTGAGGAATACTCAACAGTGACTGGTTTCGTTTTAAGTATGGGACCAGATTGTTTTCAGGATGCAAAGCGATTTCCTAGTGGTCCTTATTGCAAGGAGGGTGACTGGATTTGTTTCAGAGCCTTCCAAGGAACGCGATTAAAGATACATGGAAAAGAGTTTCGTTTAATAAATGACGATACTGTGGAAGCAGTCGTTGAAGATCCACGAGGTATAAAGAGAGCATAAAATGGCAGAAGCAGCACAGAACCTTTCTGAAAAAGATCCAGACCAAGAAGAAATGTTTGAGATTGAGGTTATTGATGATACGCCTCAAGAGGATCAGCCTTTTGTAAAGGATGATCAAGTTGATGATGAAGAACTTCAGAATTATGGAAAAAGAGCGCAAGATCGAATAGGTCAACTAAAGCGCGAGTTTCATGACGAAAGACGGGAAAAAGAAAAAGCGGCTCGTCTGATGGAGGAGTCAGTCAATGTATCTAAAAACCTTCATCAACAAAATCAACAGTTAAGGCAAGCCCTGCAAAATGGTAATAAGGCTTTATTTGAAGTAACAGCATCAAAGATCGATGCCGATGTAGAAGCCACACAAGCCTTATTAAAAGAGGCACATGAAAATGGCGATGTGGATAAAATCGTTGAGATGCAAACAAAACTCAATGAGATTATTGTTGATCGTCAAAGAACGGCTCAATTACAACAACAGCAAGAACAACAATATCAACAAGCGGCGCAAGCATCTCAACAACAGCCTCAAGTGCCGGAAGTTACCCTAACGCAAAAAGACACTGACTGGATCAGAAACAATCCTTGGTTTCAAAGAAATGAGGAACTAACGGGCTTTGCGATGGGTCTTCATAAAAGATTAGTGCAAAATGGTGTTCATCCTCAAGGTGACGATTATTATCGTCTAATAGACAGTGAAATGAGAAAAGTTTTTGATATTGACGCAGCTAATGAAAAATATAAGAATGGCGAAACTTTGAATGCTGGTGATCTGGGTATTCGTGGCCAATCTCAATCAGGAGATGATTCTGTAGAGATTGCCCCAGAAAACACAGCGGCTCCCGTGGTAGCCCCTGCAACTAGAAATAGCGGTAGGAAACCATCGCGACAAGTAAAGCTCACGAGATCTCAAGTTGCTCTCGCTCGAAAACTTGGGATAACGAATGAACAGTATGCGACACAAATGTTGAAGGATAATTAAAATGCCGAAACAAGATAAAGAACTGTTCGATCAAGAGCGCGAGTCCCGTATCGCCACCAGTAAGGCTGCTACCGAAAGCCGAGAAATGAGTGAGCGCGAAAAAAGCTGGCAACCGCCATCTTTGCTGCCTGATCCAGAACCTGTTGATGGATATGTGTATCGTTGGATACGCACATCAACTTTAGGGGAAGCAGATAATACAAATGTTTCGCAGCGTTTTCGTGAAGGTTGGGAACCTGTAAAGATACAAGACCATCCTGAGATGCAAGTTCTTTCAGATCAAAACTCAAGATTTGAAGATTGCATCGAGGTAGGCGGTCTTTTGCTTTGCAGAACTGCCAAAGAAAATATGTCGAAGCGTGATGAATATTATCAGCAAAGAACACAGCAGCAGATTGACGCGGTTGATAACAGCTACCTTAGAGAAAATGACCCAAGGATGCCTCTGTTAAAACCAGAAAGGCAAACAAGGGTTGGATTCGGTAATGGTCGCTCATAAGTAATTATGAGTATTTTTCAACTGTAAGATGCATTAAGGAGGACATTATGTCTGATACTGCTGCACCTTTCGGTCTGCGCCCCATAGGTCGCCTTGATTCTGGTGGACTTCAAGTAAGCCGTCAGTATCCTATCGCTTCTGGTTATGGGACTAATATTTGTTTTGGAGACATCGTTCAACTAGTTGACGGTGGCACTGCGACAACTATTGAAAAGCAGTCTGCAACGGGTGATGACTCAACAGAAATAGATATGGTTGGTATTTTCATGGGTGTTCGTTTTACCGATCCCAATACCAGTCAACTTACATTTAGCCAAAAATGGCCAGCAAGCACAGTAGCTTCTGATGCTATGGCGTATGTATGTGATGATCCAAACGTACTATTTACCATTCAAGCTGATGGCGCACCAACTAATACGGGTGACATCTATGGTAAAAATACGCTCTTGGTTCAAACCGCACCTAACACGACACTAAACATTAGTCGTGTTGCTCTGGATATTTCAGAACTCAGCACGGATGCTCAAAATCCAATAAGAGTTATTGATTATCTTGGCGGTGATCTTGGTGATGAAAAAGGAACTTCATTCCCTATATTGGTGTGCAAGTTTAATTATCATCAGCATACATCTACCACTGGTTCAGCTTAAAGGAGTTTGAGTTATGGCTATAGCAAGAACACAACTCCTCAAAGAACTTTTGCCGGGGTTGAATGCGCTGTTTGGTCTTGAGTACGAAAAGTACGAAGACGAACACACAATGATCTACGAAACTGAAAGTTCAGATCGTAGTTTTGAAGAGGAAGTAAAACTGAGTGGTTTCGGTTCTGCTCCTGTAAAACCAGAAGGTGAAGCGATTGCGTTTGATACAGCGCAGGAGTCTTTCACTGCAAGGTATAATCATGAAACGGTTGCTATGGGTTTCTCCATCACTGAAGAAGCGATGGAAGATAATCTTTATGACAGTCTTTCTGCTCGTTATACCAAGGCTCTCGCAAGGGGTATGGCTTACACGAAACAGACAAAAGCCGTCACGCCACTCAATAACGGTTTTACTACCTTCCAGTCTGGTGACGGGGTAACGCTGTTTAACACGGCTCACCCAACGGTCGCTGGAGGAAGTAATCGTAACCGTCCGACAACGGCGGCAGACCTCAATGAAACCACTCTCGAAAATGCCGTAATTGATATTGCAGCATATGTAGATGAGCGTGGTTTGTTGATTGCTGCTCGTCCTCGTAAGCTCGTCGTTCCGCCTGCACTGATGTTTGTCGCAACTCGCTTGCTGCAAACTGATCTGCGGACCGGCACCGCCGATAACGACATCAACGCTCTGCGTAGCAATGGCTCGATTCCTGAGGGTTATCGTGTCAACCACTACCTGACCGATACGGATGCGTTCTTCATCACCACGGATGTTCCGAATGGTATGAAGCACTTTGTCCGTACTCCGATGTCTACTTCGATGGACGGTGACTTCGACACCGGAAACGTCCGCTATAAGGCTCGTGAGCGTTATAGCTTCGGCGTATCCGATCCTCTTGGCATCTACGGCTCACCGGGCGCGTAAGTGTACTAGAGTACAAATTTGGATTAGGCGGCTTCTGTGCCGCCTTTTCTTTTTGTATAATGTATGTGAACCTTGACAGCATCTCGCTGACACTGGCCAAGACAAGGAGTTCCTCATGGCTAATACAACCTTTTCAGGTCCGGTACGCTCTCGCCGTGGTTTTATAACCGCAGGGCCGGACTCGGTAATTGACATTACCGCAGAGACAACCCTCACCTTCGCAGATCATGCTGGACGACTGATTACCGTCAACGACGCTGACGGTGCCATCACTCTTCCAACCATTGCATCAGGCTCCAAGGGAGCAAGTGCTGGCGATAATGACCCCAATGTAAATAACCACTTTGGCGCAGTTTATCGTTTTTACATCGAAACTGACTGCACGGACTGTGACATCAAAACAGATGGAACGGACAAGTTTGTTGGTTCTGCAACGGTAATCAATGTGGCAGACGGCACCAACTCCAGCTTTGTACCCGCTTCATCAAACGATGTCATTTCGATGAACGGCGGCACAACAGGTGGCGACAAAGGGTCTTACGTTGAGGTCACGGCTGTAAAAGACAACGTGTACCTTGTTCAGGCCATGCTCGTAGGCACCGGCACCGAGGCTACACCGTTCGCTGACAGCTAATATAGGAGGCTGTAATGGCGATGTCTGATGTATTCGCGGTAACCAAAACGGCTGACGCTACGGTGTTCACTGGCCGCATTCGTGTGCGTCAGATCCAAGTCAAGACAGCCGGTTCAGGCAGTCCTCAGATTGTCCTTAAAGATGGAGGCTCCGGCGGCACCACTAAGCTGGATGTGTCCTTTGGGACATCTGATACGTTTTCGGTGAACATTCCCGATAACGGCATCCTGTTTGAGACTGATGTCTATCTTGATCTGACTGCTTGCTCCAGCGTTACGGTGTTCTTGTCATAGGGGTGGGCTATGCCTAGAAAAAAAGAAACCCCAATCAAGACATCTGTGAAATCAGGTAATTTCCGCCCCACTAAATCTGGGGCGGGGATGACCAAAAAGGGCGTTGCCGCCTAC